CGTACTGTGGCACCTCAGTGTTCACCGTGCGCGGGATCCGTGACGGTCGCCCGGTGGCGGCCACCTGGGAGGCGCCCGATGTCCTCGAGGGCGACGCCGGCTTGATCGCGGCCGCCGTCGCGGACGTGAAGGCCGGCGCCGTCGTGCGGGCCACGCCCACCTCGACCCCGCAGGCGGCCACCCTCACCGATGCGTTCATCGCTCTCATCCTCCTGTACCAGCTCCTCGACGAGGTCGTGGCGGTGACCGGCGACGTCCCCCAGAACCCCGAGGCCTTCGATCCGGCCGTCATCTACTAGAGGGCTCCGAGCACCGACAGCATGAAGCGGACGTAGTCGGCGTCCAGGATCATCAGCGAGTCGGGCATGTTGGTCAAGCGTTCCATGGCCGTCGATCCGATCTCCCAGTAGTTGCCGGGCGCCGGATTGCCGTAGACCTTGCCCTGGTAGGCACTGGAGAAGTCGTCCTTGATGCCCATCTCGGAGGGGTCGTAGCGGCCGGGAGTGAACTCGTTGAGGGCTCTGATCTCCTCGCCCGCCCGGCGGTTCATCCAGAACCGGAGCTCGGCGGCGCGGATTTCGGGGACGACGTTCTCCATGCGATGGAACAGCTCATGGACGACCACCGACCGGCCACCGCTCAACTGGATCTCCGCCGGCCGCCACGTGCCCGGGATGCGTCCGCTGTAGAAGCCCCGGTCGACGCCCTCGCCCACGACCAGCGGGCCGAACTCCCGGGAGGCTTCAAGCCACGCGGACGGGTAGTAGCGGGCGCCGCGGGCCAGGCGTTCGATGGCGCCGGGATCGGACGCCGCCTCGACCATGGCGAGGTTGCCGCCGAGACCCCGCAGCTCGTGGAGGACTTCGAAGGCCCGGCGGTGGTAGGCGTCCTTCTCGTGGCTGAACAGGTCGTCGTAGCCGCGGGTGCCGAGGTCGAGCCGGCGACGGATCTCCTCGTCGAGGGTGTCGCCGACCTTGCGCAGGTCGTTGTACCAGCCGGAAGAGCCGGGGAAGCTGGCGCCCTCCATGGCCTGGAGGTGTCCGGCGATGTCGCGTCGCCAGCCGTCGGCTGCTTCGCGCTCCCAGGCCATCTCCGGGCGCACGGCGCAGGCGCAGAAGGGATGCACGGGAGGCCTCGTGTCCGGCGGTGCCTGCTGGCACTGCTCGCACGCTCCCGGGCTCGGCACCAGACGGAAGCGACCGGAAAAGCCCTCGCCGGTGGCGACCCGCTCTTCCACGAATTCGTTGGCGACCCGACCGGGTTCGGTGCCGGCGATGCGGTTGAGGAATGCCCGGGTGGCGCCGCCGGCCGCCTCGGGCTCGTAGCCCTGACCGACGCGGTGGAGGTAGATGCCGGCGGCGGCGCGATCGAGGCCGGCGAGGGATCGACCGTTCGCCATGGTGCCGACGGCGTCGAGGGCGGGAGGGATGGTCGTGCCCGACAACCGTGAGAGGTAGCCGGCCGCCGCGTCGAGGGCGTCGGCCTGGGCCTGGCCGGTTCGCCGGCCGTAGAGGAGTCCGAGCAGGACCAGGCTGAACAGGCTGGCCGGGTTGAACAGGATGGACCAGGCGCGATTGAGGCTTCGCAGGTTGCTGTCGCGCACCTGGGCCAGCTCGGCGGCGAAGGCCGCATGCTCGTCGTCCTGCGCCGCCAGTCCGATCGGGGAGGCGACCGACACGGCTAGCGCCCCGGCCTGGCGCCGTTGCCGGATCCACCCAGATTGGTGTAGGGGTCGAGGGCTCCGAGCACCGACGCCGTCGCCCGAGACGTCGCCATCTGCTCGCCTTCGGCGAGGGATTCCCACCGGTCGATCTCTTCGGCGGGGATGCCGGCGGCTTCCCACAGGACCCGCTTCGGCGCTCCCAGTTCGGCCAGCCGGCGCAGCGGATCCTCTTCCTCTTCCTCGATGCGGGCGAAACGCTCAGCGGCGCGGATCTCGGGGATGGTGATGGCCCGCCGGCCCAGCTCGTCGGAGAGGTTGAACAAGGTGGCGTAGGCGTTGGCCCGGCCGTTGAGGTCGGGGCGCACGTACTCGTCGCGATTGAGCTCCACCGACTGGGTCCGGGGCAGGGCCCACTGGGAGATGGCTTCCATGATCTCGGCGGCGCGAGGTCTCAGATAGGCACGCCAGTGGAAGTCGTAGATCGACTCCGCGTTGCGGTAGGTGAGGGAACGGTCGCCGGTGGGCAGGCCGAGGAGGGTGGGAGGCACGCCGAGCAGGGTGGCGATGCGGCCTTCGTCGAACTGCCTGAGTTCTAGGAGGGCCATGTCCTTGGGGTTGATGGCGAAGGGTTGCAGCTGGACGCCTCCAGAGAGGACCGCGGGCGCCCCCATGGCCGACATGCGGGCGGCCACGAAGCGTTCGCGCATGTCGGTGGCCTGGTCGTTGGTCAGGTTGCCCGGCGCCACCAGGGCCCCCCACGGGATGCCGCCACGCACCGCCAGGTTGGCCTGGTAGGCCTCCATGGCCTGCACGCCGAACAGGTTGGTGGCTAAGGCGGCGAGGGGTCCGATGCCCCGGGCGAGGCCGGGCCAGGACAGGTAGCGGATGTGGAGGACATCGTCGGTGATGTCGATGCCGTCGCCGTTGCCGTTGCCGCCGAGGTAGTAGGTGCGCACGTGTCCCTCGAGCTCGACCTCAACCCACCCCGGGTTGAGGACTACCCACGTGCGCACGGTGTCGTCGGCGTAGCGCGACGTCGCCCACAAGAAGGCTTCACCGGTCCAGAACGACGCCACCACCTGGCGCATGGCCTCGATCCACCCCGTGTACACCTCGGGTTGCGGGTTGATCATCCACGGCAGCGGTTCCACCACCGTCTGGCCGACCAGGCGGTAGGGCGGCATGGTCGAGAGGATGAAGGAGTTGAGGTCGATGGCGCCGAAGACCACCGACACCTTGTCGATGATCTCCGCCAGCCCGTTGATGGTCTCGCCCCAGTTGGGGGTGGCCCAGTCCACCGGCCACCCCGACCACGGCATGACCGGTGGAGGCATGACCGGCTGACCCTGGAACGAACCGGGGTACATGACGTGGTAATTGCCGAATCCTGCCGAGGTGTTCGGACCGACGCTGACCGGCGGTGGAGGCTGCACGTTGTCGTTCGGCGTCCAACTGCGCGGGTCGTCGCCGTCGGAGCGGGAATGGCGGCGATCGGTGACGACCAGCCCCGACTCGGTCACGTAGGAGCCCATGTCGGAATCCCAGACTAGATCCCTCCGCCGGCCGCGCCTAGATAGTCATTGGAGGGCTACGACGTCGCCTAGCGGCGGCGCCGGCCGTAGCTGCGGGCTTCGCCGGAGCGCTTGCGCCCCCACCCTTGAGACGTCGTGGTGCGTCCGGCACCCCTCGAGCGGCGGCGGGCGACGGGGGCTACCTGGCGGTAACTGCCGGCGGTCTGGTGTTGAGCTCCACGGGCGACGGCGTTGCGCAGTGTCCGCTGACGCTGGCCTTCGGAGATGCCAGCCCTCCGCGCCTGGACGGCCGTTGGGGCCGGGTATTTCCATGACGAGCGGGGCGCACCCGCCGGCGCGTAGAGGAATGCCGAGCGGGGCAGCCGGTTGCGTTGCTCGCGGGTGAGGGCCATCAGGTCAGCCAGCCGGAGCGGGTGCGGCCGCGTCCGCGGCCTTCGGCCCGCTCTTCGCGCCGTTCGACCCGGTAACCCTCGCGGCGGCTTCTGGTGGCCTCCCGTCCCAGGCGGCGGGCGGCGCTCACGTTGCCCCGTCGCCGGGCCCGGGTGGCGGCGGCACCTTGGCGCCGGGCGCGACGGATGTCAGCCCTCCCCGTCGACATGCTTCGCCTGGCCGACTGCGCCTTGCGGATGTTCCGCCGTGCTGCTGCGATCTGTCGTCTGGTCGCCATGGTGACCTCCTTGGTTCCCAGCGCGAGCCCGGGAGCATGCGCGACACCAGATAGACGGAAGCGTCCGGGCTCGCGACCAGGATGGCGGTGCTCCACGGTAGCCCTCAACCGAAGGCCACGACGAGGACCAGCACCATCCACACCATGGCCGCGACGACGACGGTGACGATGAGGGCTGCGAGGCCGAGCACGACGGCGACGAGGCAGCCGGACACCTCCGGCGTCTCGGTCACGGCCACACTCAGAACACTGCCGGCACCAGCTCCTCTGGAGCGGTCAGCACTCCCCACCGGGCCAGGGTGGCGGCGACCAGCGGGGTGATGTCGGCCCGGCCCCGACGGGCCCATGCCCAGCCGGCTTCTCCCACCCGGCGTTTGGAGGCACTGGTCACCGCGTCGGTCAGCCGGTAGTCACCGCGGTGGGCGATGCGGGCTGAGCGGGCGGCGTCGTGGAACTCTCCACAGGCCCGTACGAAGTCCGACAGGGGGATGAGGCGGACGCGGTGGCGGCCGTCGCCCCGGGCTGTCATCCGCTCGAGGGCGGGGATGGCCGACGCCGCCGGGCTGCCCCGGTCGATGACGATGAGGCCGTCCCAGGCGTTGGCGACCTCGGCCGCCCGGTTGACCAGACGCTCGAGGTCGCTGCCCGCCTCGATCAGCTCGATCGGGGTGATGAGGTCTCCATCGTCGTCCACCCGACCGGCCACGGCCAACGCGCCGCGGTCGCGTTCGGGAGTGAAGTCCAGGGCGAAGGCGACGCCTTCGGTAGGCACGACGTCGGGACGGTGGCAGGCGGCCCAGGCGACGGGGTCGATGGCCGTCTGGGTGCGGGCGTCCTGCCAGATGTTGAGGTGTTCACGCATGAAGATGTCGCGGTCCATGGTCAGGGCGGCGTCGGACAGGGCTTGCTCGAGGATCCCTCCGGGCAGCCCCAGTGAAGGGTTGGCATCGGCCCAGGCGGCGTGGTCGAAGACGTCGGCGTCCATGTCGGCGGCGTACTCGAACCAGCACATGGTCGACGCCGGGTTGGAAGTCTCCAGCCGGCCGAGGTCGGTGTAGTGGCGCCACAGGCCCGAGCTCGACGTGCCGGCGTTGGACAGCAGCCAGATCTGGGCGTGAGGGCGGGCGGCCATGGTGGGGGCGATGGCGCCGACGACGTCCATGGAGGCATGGGCGTGGGCCTCGTCGATGATCGCCAGATCGAGCGACAGGGACCGGGCCGCCTTGCGGCCTGAAGGCGTCACCGGCATGTAGCGGGAACCGTTCTGCATGACCAGCATCTCCCGCTGGTTGGTGTGGTCGACGCGGGCGACCCGTTCGGCGAAGGCGGTCGACATGAGCAGCTCGACGTGCTCTTCCCACTTGGTGCGGCCGAGGGCGCGGTCCTGGGCGGCGTAGGCCACCGTCTGGCGTGGAGGGATCAGCTGGCGGGCGATGCGGGCGCACACCAGGGTGGTCTTGCCGTTCTGACGGGCCACGCTGGCCGCGCACGTGCGGTACACGGGCACCTTGGTGGATGGGTGGTACTCGCCGGCGACGTCGGCGAAGTCGGACTGCCAGGGAAAGAAGTGCCAGCCGAGCAGGGCGGCGACCTGGCGGTCGAGGCCTCCACGGGTGGGATGGTCGAGGCGGCGCGGCGTGCCCCAGCGGGGCTTAGAGGTCAGAGTCGGCGCAGTCTCCACAGAGCCAACCATCCCCCAGGTCTTCCCAGCAGCCGCCCGTGATCCACGCCGTCATTCCCTTGAGGTGGGGGTGTTCGGCGATGAGCCGTCGATCGAAGTCCTCCACGGTGATTCCACAGCGACAGCATCGCTCGGGCCGGAAGTGGGCGGTGACGACCTTGAGGGTTTCCCAGGTCAGCTTCGGGGTGCCGTGCTTGGCAGTCAGTGCGTCGAACCAGGAAGACCACAGCGGATTGTTGCTCATTGGTCAGGCATCTCGGGGACATTGGCAGGATCGAGCTCACGGGCGATGCGGTCCCAGGGATCTTCGGACTCCTCAATGGTCTCGATGCCCTGGAGCTCCTCGACCGAAGTGAGCAGAGTCGAACGCTCCAGCTTGGCGCCGAGCTCCATCATCCGGGCGATGGTGCCCGGCGTCATGGCTGCGGGGTCGAGGATGCTGAGGGCCTGGATGGCCTTGGACATGGCCGCCCGTCCGGCCCGCTGGTGGATCGAATGCATCTGGCGGATGGCCTCTAGGCGTTCCCGATCCTCGATGCGATGGCAGGCGTCGTCCCAGGCGTCGGCCCGATCCCTCCAGCTCCAGGACGCCGCCCATCCCCGCGTCGCCCGTTCGGAACACCCGATGGCCTCGGTCACCTTCGCCAGGTTCCGTTGTGACGGCGGCAGATCTCTGAAGATGCGGAACGCTGCGTAGGCCCGGGTCGGTTCACCGGAGCGACGGTCCCATGCTTCGGCCGTCTCGAGATCGAAGGCGTGCGCCTCGGGGAAGCTCATCACCACCGCCGCGACGGTCGGGGCGATCGTTGCACTTGCCGATGCCGGGCCACCCGTCCGCCCTGGGTCTTCTGACACGGCAGGCACGCGGGGATCAGATAGCAGCAGCCGGATCCGTTGAGGTGTTCGTGCAACGCCAGCGGGGGCACGTGGTCGGCGGTGGTGGCGAGGGCGGTGCCGTCGCACGCCAGGCGAAGCTGACACGTCGGATTGTCGGCGAGCAACGCGGCGCGGTCGCGGTCGAATCCGGATCCACCACCGTACGGTGACCCCGCCCTCGGCACGCCCCGAAGCGTAGTGCCGGGCGGCGCCGGGGGCTGCCGGCAGCCTGCCGCGGGGCCGGAATGGACGGGACACTTCTCGCGTGGCGCCCGGGCCGGAC